GTTCAGGTTTCCCGTTCCCGGGAGCAGGCAGTCGATCATCGACTGAACCCGCTTGATGTAGCTGACCGTGGTGCCCGGAACCGGGTCAACCATTCCCTTCTTCAGCTCCGGGAGGTTACCCTTCGCAGGAAGCATCTTGACCTTCTCCGTTCCGTTCACAGACTTCTGCCAGTCCGCGTGGGACCAGCCCATGTCGATGGTCAACGCCTTCCACATCGACGGGAAGTCCCCGACAATGTTGCGACGGAAGGAGTCGTGACGATGCCACAGGTGGCTGTCATCGCCACTCACGGCACCGTCTTCGTACTCGCTGTAACCCTCGACAACCAGATCTCCGTCGATCTGTCCGAGGGTGTACGCGTAGACGTTGTCCGGACGGGTGTCCTTCGGGTCCTTCATCGAGTTCAGCAAGCGCTTGGTGTACTTGCTGATCGTCGTGTAGTTCCCGGACTGGGCATCCCGAAACGTCCAGTCGTGTGCGGCGGTCTTGGTTTTCCACCACGGGCCCTGTCGGTCCGGTGCGTAGAAGATGGAGTGGTCCGTCCGCCCGTCACCCTGACCATAGTCCGCGAGATTGCTGCCTCGGTTGTGATACCCGGGCTTGTTCGCGAACGTCCCGCCGTTCTCCGTGAGAGCGGGTTCCAGCGCTTCCCGCATGCACACCAGCCACCACAGAGCATCCGTCATGTAGGCCGGGTTGGGATTGGGCTTCGGAAGCTTGAAGTCCGGAGCCGTCCCACGAGGATGGGTCCTCGGATTCATTACCATTTTGCCTATCCCCTTCCTTTCTCCATACATCATCGCACCCGGCGTGTGGTACCGACGAATGAGACGCTGCCAAAGAGGGCCACCAGATCCACGCTGAGCGGCCCACACCACCCGTGCATGGTTCCGGTGACCCCCCGGACGTTCCAGCCCGTCTCAGCCCACCAGGGTGGCTCGACAGAACGATCCTTCGTTGACCGTGGTGCCAGTCGCGCCGGACGTTCCCTGTGCCCATTGCAGAGCGACGTATCCTGCGGTTGCACCCGTCTTCACGATGCCGACCTCTTGCACCTGGAATTGCAGCCCGAGGCTGTTCCGGACACCGCTGTAAATGACGGTGGTGGCATACACGTGGGTAGCGATTCTCACGGAGATGTTGTCGGCATCGATCTGGTTGGCAGCAGATCCAGGGCCGAGCACACGCTTGGTGGAAGATGTCACGCCAGCAGGAACAGACCATGCGGTCTTGATGTCCTCGGCCAGGATCGCAGCCACGGTCAGGAAGAATTCCACGAAGTACGTGGCGTTGGGCTGGAGATACATCTTCAGGTCCGGGTCATCCGTGACCGTGGTCGTGCTGGCCCGAGTCGTTACGCCAAGCTTGAATGCGTAGTTTGACAGCGTAGACTCGATGTTCGAGACACGAGTATCCAGGTCGATGAGTGCATCTCTGACCTGTTGCCCATACAAAGATGAGCTGATCGGCTGACCCTGGATAGGGACCGCAATGCTGTCGTAGTTTCCCATCATTCACTCCAGATAACTTCGTCCCAGTTGCTCTCATCCCACACACCAACAGGCGGGACAAAGGTCAACCGGAGGTTTTGGGTATACTGCGGCCCGTTCACATCGTGCTTAACCGAAAGGATTCTCCACGTCCCCTCCGCCTGGGTTCCCTGACTGTCTTTCAGCGTTACCAACTGCCCCGGCCTGCGCCGAGGATCGGCCATGACCACCACTTCGATCTCCCGCCGAGGACGAGCCAGGGCCGTGACGAGAAGCTGAGTCACCATGACCGCAGTAGCACGATCTTGAATCCACGGGAGCTCTGCGGAAAGGGCACGTTCTCTTCGGGTACCGACAGATCCTGCATCCCGTTGAGTCGTGTATCCCTCGGCGATCGTAACTGGAATGCCCAAGATCCGCAAGAATGGCACCTGCTCGCCATCGTTGGCCAGCCACGCGGATTTTGGAGTCTTGTTAGTGAATTCAATGGTGATCGTGGATGAGTCCCCAGCCACAATCTTGGCCGTCACCGATTCGGCGGATAGAACCGACCCAGTCCCATCTTGCGCGGTATTGACCGTCATGTAGTGAACCCACGGAAGGCTGGGTGTACTGATCTGCGACGCTGTGAGATTGGTTAGAGTCCAGTACGTCGAGAAGGGTTCATTCTGCTTCCAAAAGTCTACCGCCGGTCCATCGAGCGTGAAAACCCCGGTGCTCGTGCCGCGAGGAATCTCCACGGCCGTAGACATACCAAGAATGGTGCCAAGCTGGAAGAGGATCCGGAACTCGTTGAACTTGGTCGTGACTACGTTCCGGGTCTTAGTGGGGTCCGTAGTCACATCCAGATCCGCTGTGTTTACCTCGGTGTCCATAATGGCCACCGGAGTCAATTGTTCTGCTTCTCCGAAGTACGACAATGGCAAGAATTCCAGGTTGTCTTCCTCATTGATCCGGTAGCTGGACAGCGAGGATTGGGCAAGCTGTGCCAACACCTCCCAACCCTGGATCGGTGCGGCCTCGACCACTGCCTGCAACGGCTGGTACGTGGGGCGCATGGTGGCATTGCTACCCTCGTAATTGGGGTTCGTCACCGGGTCTGCCGGATAATGGCGAGACCACGGATTCCCATACGCCCCGTAACCAGTCTCATACAGGAAGTCCGAAATTGGCACGTGAGCACGGAAATCATTGCTCAGCACGCCACCAGCAGCCCGGTGGGAAGCATCTGTGTCCGGCAGCTGACTGGTTCCGTTGTATCCGTTCGTCAGCCAGTAGGTGCTGGACGATTCCCCGGCGTCAATCTTCACCTTGACCGCACCACCGGCGAAGTCCCAGGCAACACCGACGAAGTGCCAGTCCCCGTCAGTCGGGAAAGCACCCAGACTGCTGAACGTCACAGTTCCGCTGCCGGACGCAACACTACCCATCCACACCGTGAGGTATCGCGTATCGGATCGGAGCGTGATGATGACCCAGCCCAAGAATGTACCCAGAGAATCCTGGATCTGGATGTTGTGCTTGTAAAGCAAGTCATCGGACGACAACAGATATGACGGAGCGGTCTGGACAGCGTCACCTCGAAGCCAGAACGTGACCCTACCGTATGCACCGGCCTTGCTGAATTGCTCCGAGAAGTCGAATTCCTCACCCGGGTGGTTCGCTGCCGGAATCTCCTTGGGATCAGCCAAGTGCAAAAGCTTGACATTGACAATGACTTCTTCGCAGCGTGTGGCCGTTTGCTGCGCATACATTGCCGTAAGGAAAGGTCCCTCTACCACCGTAGGAGGTCTCCACCAGAAGAATCCAGTACCCGTAGTCGTATCGCAATAAAGCGCGCCACCATACGAGTGAGGAGAGTCGTAATGCGCGTGAACTGACCCATACATAGGAGCCCAGTACCGAGTCAGCAAGCTCGGCGCCGGGCCAACCCACTGACCGCCTCTCGCCATGACCCAGGTGACCAGCCAATCAATCGAGCAATTCTCTCGATCTCCGTACACACGGGGCAGGGCCAAGGACTTATCGAGATCGATTCTGGTCTTGCTGACGGCTTTCATTTCCGCCTGACGACCCTTGATCCCAATATCCTCCATGAGACCTTTGTGAAGAATGGTGGCCTCAGGACCATTGGCAGTCAAGACGTTGAACAACAGTTCTGTGTCAGCCGTGTCCCTGTCCCACCCGTAGATGGGACTATCCGGGTTGAACGGTGAGAAGAATTGCCGAGCATCCATCATGGGCCGGTCTACGACCTCGAGACCAATGGTGGCCATTGCTACCACGGCCGTAGCCGCAGTGGTGTTAGCCGTCACCGTGTAGCTGCCCGGATTGATAACTGCCGTACTGGCCGCCATGAGATCAATGGGAGTCGTGATCTCCACCAGTTCAGCACCGGACCCGGTGTAGGTGAATGGTCCCGCCGCAGTACCTGTGGCCCACACGCTCACACCGAATCCACGACGCGTGAGGGACAATGCCGGGGCAGTGTGGGGGATGACGGTGGGCACGGACGTCTCTGCGGCCGACTGAACGGATGCTGCGTCGAAATTCACCCAGATGCGAGAGTCCGCAGCACGCGCGTAGGCGGCAAGCATCACAGCCGAGTAATTCACCGACACCGAGAAGTTGCAGGAGAATCCACCCTCGGATGATCCCCAGCATTGCTTACCGAAAACCATCAGCTTCAACGAGGCGCCGTCACTGACCTCGGTCAACAGCTCCCATTGAGGGTACAGATCGTCCGGGTCAGCATAGCCCGTCAGTTCCACAGACGAGCTGTTAACCGTGACAGCGCAGATGATGTAGTCGCCATACTGGATATCCGCAGGAAGCGGAACCTCCAAGATGGATGTGTCTGCCGTACCGGAGTCGGTGGTCGAAGTGCGCCACCCAATAGACGCAGCAGTGATGCCCTGCCTACCGTTCAGCTCAATCACTGCCTTACCAGATGCATCAGCACTGGTAGTCATCGTGACAGGGTCAGGCAACCCATCATCGATCGAATGTTCTACTGTGAACACGCCGGACATCTGCGAGCTGAAGTTATTCACCGCGTCCGGGTTATCAGTGAACTTGAGATTAGGGAATTGCTCCTGCCACTCCACCGTCAGTTTCGGCGGAGTCCACGCTGGCGTAGAGCTGTTTAGCGCATCGTCCATAGCAGTCACGGGGCCAACTCCCTCAAAACCAACGAGATACCTTGCCGGAAGACCGCATTGAAGGGCACGGTATCCGTCAGGTTCAGGATCTCAACCGGTCGAATCCCTGTGCCCGGTGCCCAGTCATTCAACACCGTATCTTGTTCCAAGATTGGCTCATCGATGTAGACCGAGGCGCCAGTGGTAATAGTCGAGCCGGTGGCAACGACACGGGGGAATGCGTAGGCCGCACCTGCGGGGGCCACACCGCCGACCGACAGTCTCGTCCAGGTGGTCGTGACCGTGTCTCCGCCGGTCAGATCGCTCAACTCTACACCCGCCGAGTCGTACCACCGCAGTTTAGCCGCCAGGGTGATGGACGAATCTACGGTGCCATCCGGCCGAGCCCAGAACGCCCACTTGTACGACAGCCCAGGAACCACGGGGAACCCGAACCAAGCCCGGTAAGGCGGGGTCAATTGCAGCACCGGAGTAGTAGCAGCAGCGACGTTGAAGTACCACCTCAACGACCTGGCGTTATACACGCTGTGCTGTGTGGTCCCTCCCGCAGCGTTGGACAAGATCTGCCCCATGTTGGTGGCACCAGTAGAAGTGACCCACCCAGTGCTGTCGTTGAACGTAGACGTAGCGCTGGCCTGGTTCGGCAACAGCAGATTCCGGTCTGATGGGTCGATGAAAGCCCACGGACCAACTCCGGCCATCCCCGTCCAGAACCGTTCCAGAATGGCGTAGTTATCTGCGTGAAGGGCTTTCCAGTTCACCGTACGCAGACGAGATCCACCAACCAACGTTGACACCTGGTGCTGACCACTGCCGGTGATGAAGTCATAGACCGACCGGTCATAGGTCTTGTCCATGTCTCCGCGAGGGTATGGCAGCTTGAGAAGTGCCCCTGGACGCCCGAAGTAGACATCCGGGTAGTTGCGGTCCGCCCGAACCATTTCTCTACCTCCCCGATCCAGCCCAGGCGGAACGCCGGGCACCTTCTGATGCGGCCTTGTTGACTGTGACCGGGTTCCCCGTCACGGCGTCTGTCACCAGTTCGGCAAACGCCTTATCCCCGATGCGGATCTGATATGTGCGATTGCCAACCCCCACCCCCGGAGTGGAGGGCGCCGTAGAAGCCCCTGAGGACGTTCTGGAGGTGCTCGGAACCGTGGCGCGTGAAATCGGGTTCACCGCCCCCATCAACGCGGCTACGGGCTTCTGAGACCCATCTTGCATGCCCTGTGCAAAATCGTTCATGAACCGGCGAGCACGCAGCAGCACGTATCCCTTGCCGGACAACGGGCCCCTCTTTGCGGGGGAACCGGGCAAGAAGTCGGTAACCGCAGACACCACGGACGCGGCCTTGTCCCGTACTGACCCGATCATCGAAGCGATACCGTCGATGAACCCCCGGACCAAAGACTGGCCCTTGGCGTACAGCATCCCGCCCAGGTTACCGAGAGCCGAGGCAGCACGTCCGGGCAAGCTACGAACCAAAGACACCAGAGCATTGATCTGGCCCTGTGCCGCAGACTTGGCCGAAGCAAACGCAGACCGGACCACGTTGATGATAGATCTAATGCCATTGATGATAGACCGGACGCGGTTGATCTGTCCCTGAATGAAGCTAGTAATCGCAGACCAGATGCTACGAACAACGTTTCTCACGCCATTCATAACGGTGTTGATGATGTTCTTGGCTGCGTTGAATCCGGCAGTGATAACCGCGCGATAGGTGTTGATGTAGCCGCGTACGAAGTTAACGATGCCGTTCCACACCGCCCGGAGGACGGTGCTTACTGCGTTGATCGCCGTTTGGATAGCGTTCTTGATGCCATTCCAAGCGGTCTTGATCCAGCCCCACAACGTCTGTGCGCCGGATGCCAGCTGCTGCCAAGCCTTTTGCAGGGAAGGCCACACTGTACCCGTGATCCAGTTGACCACGGCTGCGATAGCAACCTTGATAGCGCCCCACACCGCGAGGACCACGTTTCGGAACGTTTCGCTATTCTTCCACGCGTAGATGATGCCCGCCACGAGGGCCGCGATAGCGAGAACCACGAGGCCAATGGGATTGGCCGTGAGTGCCGCGTTCAGCAGCCATTGCACAGCGGTCCAGGCAATTATGGCGCCCCTGACCACTCCCATTGCGATCGTGCCCGCAAGCAAGGCAGCACGGTTTGCCACGACAGCCGCCGTGTTAGCGATCCACGCCGCAGCCGCAGCGCCACCAGTCACGGCAGCATTGGCAACCTGTGCGGCAGTAGAGCCGATGACAGCGATCTTCTGCGCAGTCCATACAGCAGCAGCGCCGAGCATCTTCGATTGCAGGATTGCCTGGGCAGCGGTAACCGCAGCCACGCCAGCGGCGTACACCTTGTATGCAGCAGCGGCCGCAACCACCGCACCAGCCAGCGGTCCGAGCCATCCCATGTTGTCCGACAGGAAGCCCGCCAGAGCCACGAGAAGGGGGTTGAGCGCGTTGATAGCCGGTACCAGCACGCCAGCGATCTGTCCGGCAAGCTGAGCGACACCCGGAGCAAGCGCCACGATGGCCGGAGCCAATGCCTGCAACAACGCAAGGAAGATCTGACCAGCCGCGCCAGCGATTGCCTGGATGGCCTGACCAAGCGCTTGCAATGCCGCTTGCCCCTCGGCCGACCCGAGGAAGTCAGCAAGCTTAGAAGCAAGCTCTCCCAAGATGCCGACGGCGTTAGCGCCATCGACGTTGAACATCGAGAACAGGTGGCCAGCGATCTCCGCCACATCACCGAAGAACGTGCCAAGGGCTTTGACGATCGGAAGAGCCGTGGCGAACACTTCTTGAAGGTTGATCCCATTCAAGAACTCCGCGAACCGAGCCAGAGCGCCATTCACAGCGCCACCCATAGTGGCACCGAAGACGCCGAGCTGTGCACCCAGGCCGATGAACGCCTGGACTACCGGACCGATGGATGCCCGGATCTGACGCAGAAATGCTTGCACTCCGGCAAGCAACGTCTTCATGCCCGCAATGGACTTGGCAGACGTTGCCCATTCTACGGTGCTCCGGGCCACACGCCCCAGTTCACCCGCGACGCCGGTAGCCACGCCCTTCAACTGGCTTATCCGGTCGACTACTGCTCCGACCTGACCAACCGACCCATTGAAGAACGCATCTTGCATGGCGTTCTTGATTTTGACCAGCTGCGGATACGCATCCCGGAAAGCGCGAGCGAATGCCTGTGCCTTGGGGGAAAGCTTTTCGATAGCTTTTTCAAACTTCTCCGAGCTTTCCCCTGCCGCACCCAATGCCTTTCCGACCCCGGCTACCGCAATCTTCGCGATACCCATCACGGAGGCGTAGGCCAGAATCACACCCGGAGCCGCAGCAAATCCAGCCGCTGCCAAAGGACCGGCAACAGCCAATGCCCCGGTTACCAGAGTCAGTGCGTTGTAGACGGTTCCGATACCACCAGCAAGCGCAACGGCGCCCCGAGAAAACTTGCCGAATGCGTTGAGAACCTTGTCGCTCCCGGAGCCCAGACGCTCCATGGATGACTTGGCTTTCTCGGTATCCCGGACCGCCTTGACGATTCCTGCACCGTCGTAGTCAATCTCGATGGTACCCCGGATAGTTCCCAGGGTGTGATTCCCGGCCATTGTCACCTCCCCTAACTGTTACCCCGGAGATCGGAACCTTCCTTGCGGAACAACGTCTTCGTTCCCGAGGTATTGATCGAGTACCCGTTGCCGTGCGCGTGTGTGGGCCGAGTCTTTTGCAGTTTTGGGGAGCCGGGTGACGGCGACTTCCTGTTCATTCTCGATGGTCTTCGCGAGTGTCCAGGTAGCTCGATCCACGCAGAACGCAACCCAGGGATCAGCTATCCCCAAGATTTCGCTTGGCCTGCTTCTTAGATCCCTTGCCAGGGACCACACCTCCCACATCAGGCGTGGATCCTCCGCGAAAGTTGGTCATGGCCTTGATACCCCCGCACGCCCAGTCGAAGAGGAACATCTTGTCTTCGAGGCCGATCTGGTCCGTGAACACAGTACCCGGCGTCTCACGGGCAATGACCTGTCGCTCGTCCTCGGTCAGCTTCTTCCGGACCACGGTCTGACCGACCTTGGTCTCCGAGTAGTGAAGCGACACCGGCGGAGAAACGACGATGTACGGGAGCACCTTGTCTGTGAGGCCGATGATGGATTGCAGGGCGCCGGGATCGGCCAGTACCGCCGCCTCGTTCAGCTCCTGGCCATCCGGGCGGCCCTTGGCGCCCTTGACCTTACGGATGTGCTTGGATACGAGAGCCGTGATGGCGTCGGTCTCGGCAAGGATGCCGGTTTCCACCATGCTCTCGATGGTCATTCTCTTGGCCCGGCAGGTCTGACCCGTGGGTGTGGTCAGCTCCTCTTCGGCGCCAGAGGGAGCGGAAGTTCCCCAGACATTATTGGGAGTGAAGTCGGAAGGCATCGAGTGCTCCTATTTCCTTTGACTTGTTGGATCAGCTGTAGACGTATGCCGTCTGAGCGCCGGTAGCCGAAGCGCCGGTACCGTTGGTCACGACGACGTTGTGCGAACCGGCAACCTTTGCCGGGGTGATGAGAACCAGCTGGGTGAGAGATTCCAGCTCGTAGTCCGTGACGGCAGTGCCGCCCATGGTGACAGCGGAGATGGTTCCCGGGAAGTACCCGGTGACCCGGACGATCTCGCCACCGGCCGTGGGACCGGCGGTGTCGGACATCGAGTAGATGGAGGGGGCCACACCCGCATCCAGCGTCGGGGCAGCGATCGAAGCCACCGTCTCCGACTGGACGAAGTCGTAGACCGCCCCGAGCAGCGCAGATCCGCCGACGTTGCCGGACACCAGCGACGGGAAGCCGATGCCGGACACCGAGGGAATCAAGAACTCACCGTCGGCAAGTTCACCCTCGACGTTGCCGGTAGCGCGGCAGCGCCACACGTACGCCTTGAAATCCCCGCCGTTGTCGCTGATGGCCTGGCCCACGGCCACGAAGAACGGCCGCTGATCGGTAGACAGCTTGCGGAACCGCTTCACCTGATTCGGAGAGATGCCGGTCTCCGTGACCGTACCTCCTGCCAGAATGGCGTGGGCCGCGAACGAGATACCGCCGGACTCGATCTCCCACTCGACCTGGGCTCCCTGCCCGTGAGAAGTCTGGAGTGCGTCGTCACCCCGGAGATCGTTGTACTCCTCCGTGTCGTTGAAGGAGAACGTACGAGAAACCGGAAGATCGGTGAGAGTTGCACCGAAGGTCAGTGCATCCAGAGCCGTGTACTGGATCAGCTTGACGTCCCGCAGACCGTACGGGAGGCTATTTCCCAGTGCCATTGTTTTCCCTCCCTTTGGGAGATTGGAACCGCCGAGTGTCCAGCAGTTCTCCGGTGTTGATGCTGAATACGTGCAGCACCGTCACGCCTGGCCGCTTACCACACCACCGAGAAGGGCAAGCGATCTCAATCTCCACAGGATCACTGATCGGGGGACGAGTCACCTCCCCAAACATGCGGTGTGGACAGCGGAGATCCATTACAGGGAAACGGTCTCGTCGTGACCCGAACCGGTACCGCGTCCGGTGGTGGTCGGCGCGTCGCCACCCGGCGCACCAGCAGCCCCTGATTCGTCCGTAGAGGCGTCCGCGTCCCCGTTGGCCATGGCCAGTACGTCCACCGGTTCCTCGGTGGCTTGACGGACCTGCTCGGGGGTCATGTCGCCCCGCATCGGGTGCGGTTCGAACTCCTCGTCCTCACCGGTGATCACGAAGCCGTTGTCGTTTTCGATCGCCTTCCGGATCTGGTCTTCGGAGAACTGGTCCAGCGGAACAGCGAACCCGTTGCTGGCTTCCCAGACGACCGTGTCTCCGGAGATGCCCACACCCCGCCAATCCTGCGCGGTGATCATCCGGCGATGCGACAGTCCCACATACTTGACGTAGCGCATTCCTTCTCCTTACTGGCCCGTACCGACCAGCAAGAAGCCAGTCGTTCGAGCAATCGTCCCGTGGCCGTCATCGGCCAGGTCTTCGCTGTCACCGGTCCATTCAGCCGCCATCAGGTGACCGAGTCCGTTGGTAGTTCCTTCGAGCGTCGGAAGAAGCGCCCGGAGTCGAAGGATGATCGAATCGATTCTCCCATAATCGGCGGGCTTATCGTGAACCCAGATTGTGAGATCTCGACGCGTAGCCGTATCCAGTCCTGTGCTGTTCCGGCCCCATCTCAACTGCAAGAAAGGGCGTTCTGCGGGAGTGTCTACATCGACCGCAAATGAACTCTCATCGTTGATGCCGAGCCCATTCAGCGTCGGATCATTGATGATCGCCTGCATGATGAGGGAACGCATTAACCTCTCACCGCCCGAGATACAGCCGCAGCAAGGTCAGCAGCCAGGTTAGGTGCGATCTCCACCAGGGTAGGACCAATGATCGCGTATTTTCCGGACCATCTGACCTCGAGCCAGAAGGTATATGGCATGGTGCCGTAGACCGTTAGCTGATGGCGAACCATGGGCTCTTTATCGTGCTGGGCGAACAATCCTGCCCGTGCATTACCCGTCTGATCGTTCCAGGGGGCGTTGGTCCGGGCGTACGTTTCCGCCTCGGCCTCATACCGATCGAACACGATGTCTACGGCAGCATCCACGCGGGGCAAAAGCCGTTTCAAGTTCGGCGTCAAGCTGTCAAAGACAAACGTCCCACCCATTACGGCCTGGCCTCCCTCGGAACGTGCCGAGAGATGAATGCCTTGGTCTCGAATCCCCAGCCTTCGGAGAACCCGACAACGTCGTACCGCGTTCCTTCGGCATCGGTCCAGTAGTCCCCGACAGCGATAGCCATGTCGTGTGGTCCGACCAGGTGGTAGTCAATCACCCGTTCCACACCCGCCAGTGTGACCGTGGGCCGCTGATCGTACGCCAGGAGAACCATCTTGAACGTCTGGGCATCGCGAGCTGTGCCGTCGGTCTCCGTGAATCCGCCCGCAGCGGTCTTGGTCCGTGTGCGAGGGACCAGGGAGGCCGTAGTCGGGTCCATGTTGATGAACGAGGTGGTTAGCCCGCGTTGGATCTGGATATATGGAGACACCACCTCCGGCGTAACCGGTGCGCTATCGCTGAATACCCGCCACCGTGCGCGAAGCTGAGACGTTACCGAGCTAGCCGCCTGAACGGCGAACTTCCCCGTTAGCGATGAACTGACGGAAACGTAGGATCGCCACTTTGCAGTCAACGAAGACGCAACCGACGTGTAGCTATTCCACTTGGCCGTCAGCTCCGAGGATACCGAGGTGTAGGAAAGCCATTTCCCGGTGAATGAAGACACCACCGAGGTGTAGGACAACCATTTAGCAGTAAGTGCCGAAGTAACCGACGTGTAGGACAGCCACTTCGCAGTCAACGTGGAGGTTACCGGGGTAGTGGTACCGCTACCGTCATCGAAAATGATGTCAGCGAAGTAAGATGGCGTACCGAAGATGCCGTTTGGATACTGGATGGAGCCCCCAGCAGAGAAGTACCCTGCTGGGTTGTGACTGGTCAGATTTCCAGACACCTTTGGCCAGGAGTATCCAGTGGTAGCCACATAGATCTCAGGAACCCACACCGAGATGGTGTAATCCACACCTGCAGTCAATGCGATAGGAGTGGTGAAAGCCACGGTGTTCCAAGCACTCAACGTGGGAGATGCCGAGAACAAAACCGACCCAAGCAACACCTGGTCAGAGTTTCGATGGATACCGATACGGACCTGCACAGCGCCCGGCTGTCCAGTACCGGGGAAGTACCATTTTCCGTGAGTTGCATTGCCACTAACTGCAGTGGTAAACCGAGTGCCCAGAGTGATACCGCCCGACTGGTTGAATGACCCGCCAGGTACCTCGACTCCGAACAGGTTATCGGTCATGGCAAGGTGTTCCCGGTGATGTCCAGGACGAAGGTGTCCGGGTTCACCGCAGTAGCACCCGCAGGAACCGTGAGTCGAACCCAGATCGCCCGAACCTGACCCGGTGCCAGGTCACCCACGGATAGCGGACCAGTTCCGAAGGCGCCGATCCCACTGGGTGTGGACGTCTCGCTACCGATGGCTGCTGCCTGGGCCGATCCGCTACCCTTCGCAGATGCGGCGATGTTGTCGAGCGCAATGGCTACGGTTCCACCCCCGGCTGCCTGGCTGGAAATGCTGACCGTAGTCCCCTGCAACGTCAGGGTGGCGTGATTGTTGAGAATGAAGATGCATCGGTAGGTTACCGATCCAGCCGCAGCTTCCGGGCCCAGTACGTCATCGAAGACGTTTCCGAGCGTGTCGTCGGCAATCGCTGTCGTAGACACCTGGTCACCCAGAGATCCAGCAGCCGTTCCGACGGTAGTGTCACCAGCAGCAGCGGAAACGCTGTACCGCTTGACGATGTCTGACGCGATGATCGCCACTTCTACACCCTCTCAATTCCAACGGTGTAGGAACCAGCGCCTGTACCGGTGTCGACCACACCACCAACCGCCGAGCCCATGCCCAGGTATGCCTCGCGAAGCTGGCTCAAACGGCGCGACGAGCCCGATTCGGTGATGTCCACCAACCCGGCCACCCCGGCGGCCTTTTCGCGCCACACGGTCGCTGCGGCCGTTTCAAAGCCGAGGTCCTCGATCATTCCGTCAATCACTGCATCGGTGTAGATCGTGTCTTCATCTTCGAGTGCAGTCATACGCCGGAATCGCGCGAGAGTGATTGCGTCTGCCATTGGGTCCACCTCCTCTGAGATGTCCCCATCATATCGTATCGCAATGGCTGAGCGATCTACAGAAATGGCCCGAAGCCGGAGCCACGGGCCACACCTGCCTTGCGGAGATTACACCGGCTGGATTGCGTCCGGGTTCTCCTGGTCCCAGAGACGAAGGCCCTTGATGAGGTCGGGCTTCGTCACCGAGTTGTTCTTGCCGGTTTTCTGGACCGTGACCATGGTGGTGTCCGGCATCTCGTTACGAGCAGTGACCTCGTTTTCGAGCTCCGAAACCTTCCACTGGTCGTAGTCGTCGGGAACCAGCTCTTCGTCTTCGGTGCCATCCGGCGCCGGATTGTCCTGCTCTCGCGGGTCCACCAGCACGGGGGCTCCGTCGCCCATTCCCGGAACCGGGTCAGCGACCCGAGCCGCCGGGTCCATGGCCGACTTGGTCAGGTTGTCCTCGGGAACCTCGGGCTCCGGAACTTCCTTGTCGAACTGCGCCTGGTGGGCAGCGATCCGCTCCTCCGACATGAATCCCGCCTGACGCAGCCAAGCCACGTCTTCGTCGGAAAGCGGGCTCTCCCAGTCGATCTTACGCATGGGTCAGTCCCCCGATCACGCGTAGATGGTGGGAGCGGCGTAGGCACCAGCGGTGAGCTGGAGCACGATGCCACCGCCACGCTGCCGGACGCCGGTACCGAAACCGGACGCCCAGAACGAGTCGATGAGCGGGTAGTCCGCGTTCCGGCCCTTGACGAGACGGAGGCCACGGAGACCGGTGTTCGCGTGCTCGCGCAGACCGATCGGGTTGATCAGGTTGTCCGTGCCGCCGGTAGCGAAGGCGAACACGTAGTCGGTCGGCAGCCAGTCGTCCTGCACGATGACCAGCGGGCCGTACATGCCGATCACGTCCAGGCCAGCCAGGCTGTTCGCCACCTGCTGCGCGCCGATGACCTGGGTGGTGGCCGGGATGATCTGACCGGGCTGACCCTGGGCCGGAATGAAGTCGTACCGACCGTAGTTGCCCGCGACCGCCTGGCCGGTGTTGACCGCGCTGCGGAAGTTCCGGATGGTGTTGCCGACAGCCGTATTCACCATCAGCACCAGCCGGTACCCGGCGATCTGGTTGTAGCCGTGCGACGCGAAGTCATCGATGATCATCGTGTCGAGGTCGGCTGCTTCCAGCGTGGTGGAACCGGCGCTCTTGTAGTGCGTGTGAGAGCCGTTGAAGGTGTTGTTCTTGTACGAGGGCGGAACCGTGCCGTCCGCGTTGTAGAACTTGTACACCGTGTAGGCGTTGCCCTTGATGCTGGCCGTGAGGTTGGTCGGGTTGAAAGCGGTCTTCAGAACCTCGAAGAGAAGCTTCCGGTAGTACGCCTCGACCGCAGCATTGGCGACGGAGTTCACCATGTCGTCCGTCGCGTCCGCCAGGTACTGCCACGTGTAGCGCGCGGCGAGGTCGTACCACTTGAACGAGTATCCGAGGTTGAAGTACGCGGGCTGGATGCGAGATCCGACCGGCTCTCCGAACTCGGACGCCTCTTCGAAGTCCACGCCCTGACCCGGCTGGGTGACCAGCTCGGTGGGGTTGCCGACGGAGTACGTGAGGAAGTTGATCAGCGCCTGGCGCGAGCTGTTGACCGTGTTCAGCAGCGCCATGAAGTCGCGCCACACCACGTTCAGGTCGGTGCCGTCGGCCGTCTGCGTGACGACATCGGCAGCGACGTGCGTACCGAGTCGGTTCGCGCCACCGATACCGGACTGCAGGATGCCCAGTTCGCGGAGGTTGACCAGCTCCATACCCGGCTTGGCAGTCGTCGCCAGCTGAGCAGGAATCACCATGTCCGGCGTCCAGAAACGACGCCCCATCGTAGAAGTATTCATGCTGTGTGGTCCTCCTCTCTCAGCCCTGGTACATGCCGCAGCGAACGATGAGGCGCCCGGCCTCAGCGGTCGTGCCGACATAGAAGGCGTTGGTACCGGCACCGGGCGCCGTAGCGGTCAGTCGACCCGCCGTAGCGTCCAGGTAGTACTTGGTCCCGGCCACCGGAGCAGTTGCGGCCTGCAGATCCGCCGCGTCCAGCTCGATGACTTCGCCGTTCGTCATCACGTCGACCGCAGCCCCGGCATCCTTGGCACCGTGGGCAATGACGATGCCCACACACGCCAGGGCGCTGGTGGCCCGGACGAGACGCCCGGAACCGTTGAACATGACGCCTGTCACGCGCCACAGGTCAGTGGCAGACGACGGTCCCGACGTGGCAGTCCAGGCTGCATTCAGCAACGCACGGAATCCGCCGGACTTCGGGTCGTACTTGTCGTATCGGCTCACGTTCCACTCCCTTCCTTCTGTTGGAGACGTAGCCTTTGTGGTTGTTCAGGTTCCGTAGGCCACAGACCTCCGGGAGTGTGTTACAGCCGGTTGAGAACGGGGAATTTCTTGGCCAGTTCCTGCCGAGAAGGAGTCTTGCCCTTCGTCCCCCGGCGCTGCCGGTTCATCGTGTTGGCCGACTGACGCGAGCGCGGCTCATCGTCGTCTTCCTCGTCATCGTCGTCGTCACCCTGGGCACGGCCCTTCGTGAGTTCCGCCTTCTTGACGAGATGGGGCTTTGACTTCGCCAGCTCGCGCAGCGCCCGACGAAGTGCTTTGACGTCAACCGTACCATCCTCGTCAACATCAACCTCCTCGAGATCCACGAGACGGAGAGCGTCAGAAGGATCGACCCAGTCGACCGCATTGGCCTTGAAGAACGCCAGTTCGAGGGTCATGGTTCGGTTCTGCTTGGTGACCTGCTCCAGCTTCTCGCGGGTCTCCGTGAGGTCCCGGGAAACGACCTCGTCGGGCTTCTTGTCCTTGTCTTCCAGGGCCTTCAACCGAGCCGCCATCTCGCGGTTCTCGGCCTCCTGCTGACGAAGCTTGACGCGATACCGAGCAGCCTGTCGCTCGGGACGAGTCAGCTTTTCTTCATCGTCGTCTTCATCGTCTTCGTCTTCATCTTTCTTGGACTTCTTGACGGGCTTTTTCTTGCGACGACCTTCTTCTTCGTCGTCTTCGTCCTCGTCTTCGTCGTCCTCATCGTCACTCCCACCCGAACCCGTGAAGGTCGGATCGTCGGGGTCGTCGTCGTCCGGTGCTCCACCCAGGACGGGCCACACCGCAGTGCCGTTCTTCAGGTACCCGATCGGCTCGATGAACTGACCGGTCTTCGGATGACGCAGTCCGGACAGGTTCGCAGAACGTACGCCCGGCTTAATGAGCCCCAGACTCATGATGTGTTCTCCTTCATAGATCTGATGTTCTCGATCTTATCGCATACCCAATCTAGCCAGATTTTCCCGAGTCCGACGATCAATCTCTGCATCCAAATCACCGGATGCAAGTGCCCTTCGGAATTGTTCTGGCGATTGGGTGATGTAGGTCAAATAGCAAAAACATTGGGGATGAGGCTTATCCGGCACGTTGCCAACCGCCCAATGCCCATTCCCCCCGTGGTCAGCGTACTGGTTGCACTTGTCCGGAACCTTGTGGCTACCGCTGAGATTCCACTTGACCGCCTTCACCCCCGGCCGTGTGGACCCCTGCAACTGCCTCTCGTGGAAGGCGTTGTTGATCTCGGTACGCGCAAGACGCATGGCAGCATACGAAGCCCCACCCGGTGTGGTCGGGCTAACGTACTTGTAGACCGTCTGAGACAGCTCTTTTGCCGAAAGGTTAGCGATCAACCCCTCCCGGATCAGGTCCTCAATCTTTCCGTCATGGAGAGCACGCTGCCGATACACCCGCTCGGACAGTT